GCCTAGTATCAGTAAAATTGTAACTGTCTGAAGATAATTTCCATCTGAATTAATTCTCGTGGTCATCTTCGTTCCTGAACTAAATCCTGAATAGTTCCAAGTTATTCTTGTACCATCTGGGAGTAGTATAGGACAGTTAAATGCTGCGTGTATAATATATTGAGTAGATTAAAACCATGAGTCTTCATCTGATGGATAAGCATTTAAATACTTATTATCGAAAGATCTTAGTGGTGTGTATCTGCTGAAATCGAAATGTGAAAAGTTAATCTGATAAACATCTTGTTGTATAATATGTTTATAGTGCTTGTCCCATCCGCTGTAATCAACTTGTAGTAATAAGGTGTCTTCTATCGCTCTAGATTCATTAAAAATTCCTCTTAGTTATTGAAGGCCTCCTTTAGCAGTTTCTAGTTTAAAAGCTAGATTATTGATCTCTTTCTTTGACCATTATTCTAATGTCATGTAAACACACATTTCAAAAATTATTAAAACGTATGGATATCCCATAACAGCTCGAACTTTTTCCACTTCGTGGTTAGTCAAGTGTGATCTTGCTCGTACTTGTATATATTATTCTTCTAAAATATTTCGTGTTTTGCCTAGTTTAATATTATGCCATAAATCTCTTGCTTAAGTGTATGCTTAGTTAAAAACATTTCCTTTCGTTAAATTTCTGTCTGCTATCTTTCCATGATTAAAAAGTTCGTTGACGTATTGTCTAACTTCTTTTAAATTATTCAATGGTGATTCACAGTTCCCTCTGAAGTTCATTTCACTCCATCGTGTGTCATTAATATGCATTAAAGTATAATATTCTCCTTCCGGTGGTGCGTGTATATGCGCTAACATTTACATTGCTGTTCTCTATTGAGTCGAAAGTCTTATATTCTCTCGGATCGGTAAAGATTCTCCGTATCTCAGAACATCATCAATTACTTTATGTGTTGTAGTTTATGCTCTACGTTATCTATTTAGTACGTTGTGAACTAATGTCCATCCTCCTACTTCTAGTATTGCTTGTAAAGCTCCAGGACAAATTCCTCCATTGTGATCTTCGCATTCTTATCGATTGCTAAGTTTCTCAGTGAGTATATTTATATTGTCTGAATTCATATCTAGTACTTAATTATGCCAATTAAAATTACTATTGTTCTCTAAATT